GAGCAGAACCATCAACAGCGCCCGCCGTAGTAAGAGCGGTTGCCGAAGCGGTCGAACCAATACCGACAGTCTTTGCCGTGCCAGTCCAAGCCGTGGTCACATAAAGCTCGATCGAGCAAATGAGACTGTTGGCAGGAACGACAATGTTCGTCAGATAGACGCCCGCAGACTGGCCAGTGCTGGCCGCCTGAGTAACCGCCTGATACTGAACGAGTTCGACAAATCCCGTGTTGGCGACGTTGTTGCCAAGAGTGCTGCCACTCGTGTCAATGATGCTGCCAACCGTAACCGGCCCGGTAAAAGTAGTGGTTCCCATTTGGGAATCTCCTTTCTAGGGTTTGGCCCCTCCCAGAATTGAGAGGGGCCGTTTCGGTTACGAGGTCGGGAAGCTGCCGTAGATGGCGCGCGGATCGTTGTAGCCGAAGCTATAACGCTCGTAGCCCTTCACCAGCAGGTTATCGGTCACAAAGTCAACTTGCATGTCCATTTCGAAGGGCATGCGCAGCATGTGAACGAGACCATCGACGTTGGTCGTGAGGAACCAAGCGTAGTTGGACGTCAAGAAGTCCAGTACGATGTAGCCCTCCGGCAGACCGCCGCTGGTGGTCAGGATCGCGTTGACATCGTTGTTCGCAGTGCCCGGACGAAGCTCCGTCTTGGTAAGGCGGATAGCAGTCGGCTCGAGCGCCGGCGGAACAACGAGGCGACGGGCGCGCGACAAAATACGCAGGCCGGCTTCGTTGTAGAAGCCAGTGCGGATGTTGATCATCGCCTGAAGCAGCGTTCCTTCGCTGAGGTCAACGTCGGTGGTCGGCTTGTTCGCCCAAGTGCCGCCGTCATACGGATGCGCGGTCGAGCAAAGCGCCTGACCGTCACCGCCGATGGCCGCATTGTACGTCGTAGCCGTGTTGAGGATGTTCGCGCCCTGAATTTCCTTAAACTGCGCAAACGACTCTTGCAGTTTGAGGTTCGTGGGGTTGAACTGCGCCTTGTACAGGTTATCGTCGATCGCCTTGCGGGTGATCGCGTAACCAAGCGCCACTTCCTGATGCTCGAAGTTAAACACCCAACGCTCACCAGCGTTGTTGTCGAACGCCGTAGCGCCGCCTTCCGCCTTAAGCTGCGGGAGGCCGAGGAAGCGCATCTGGGTCGAACGCTCAAGAGCCATGTTCGACTTGTGGGTCTTGAAGACCTTGTCCCACTGACGCGGGATCATGTCATACGAACCACGGACGTCGAAGAGGCCCGGGAGGAGTTCGGACTTAATTTGACTAAGTGCGACAGCCATTGTTCAGGCCCTCCTATCAGATGCCAGTCGTCTGAAGCGTATTCGCTTCGACGATGACCCAGTTGTTGGCGGAGGTCGCATCCGAGCCGTTGCCGACGCCGGGGTAGAGCCCGATGATGCGGAACGGCAGGGTTGACGTCGTGCCCTGAGTGTACTGATCAAGGTACGCGCCCGAACGACCGTTGAGCGTATTGCCGGTGCCCATAGCAACGTCGGCGTTCTGGCCAACGTCCGCCTGAGTAACGGCAGTCGCGGTGGTGTTGCTGTTGCCAGTCTGCACGACGAAGCGCGGAGCCGAGCCCGGCGAGCAGGGGATGATGTAAGCAACAATGGTCGACTGCGCACCAGAAGCAACGTCGCTGCCCGGCCAATAGTTCGACCAGACGACTTTGCCCTGTGAGCTGGAGAGGTATTCGCAACCGGCGAAGATGCCGAAAAGCTGCGAAACCGCAGTGCCCGGCGTCCAAGCGGCAACATAGCCGTTTGCACCGAGCTTCACGGGATCACCCGTGTAGATTTTGTTCGTGTCAGAGTAGAGGATGGAATACGCGGCCTGTTCGAAATTCGGAGCAGCGCCCGGATTACCACCGATCTGGCTGAAACCAAACGGAGCGAAAGTGTTAGACATTCCGTCTATCCTTCTTTCCTTGGTGGATGCCCTTGTCTGGCGCGTGCCAGCTAGAGCGGGTTAAGCACCCAGAGCGCCTGAGTGTATTCGTGAACGGTTTAGTCCTCGATCCGCAACTGCGGACGATTGACGTCTGCCGGTTCATAGGAACGGTTCACACGCGGACGCACGCCCGCATGATCGCCGGAGAAACCGCGAGGAAGCTGCTGACCGAGCTGCTGCCGCTGGTAATTAACCAGAGCGTTAGCCGCATCAATGTCTTCCTGACGCGCTTCATTCGTAAGCTCGGACGGACGCTCCATAAGGATCATGCCGTCGCGAGTAATTGGGCCGGTATAATTATCCGGCATAAAGAAGCCCGGATGCCGCGACGAATCGACCGGCGTCCAGCCATTCTCCGCCATGTGCATCATATGGGCTACGTTTTCCTGACCAAGAACGGTCTGTGATTTCCATTCGTATGACCATCCGTCTGGAACAAGATGGGCGGGGACATAGAACCTGTCGACGTTCGTTCCGCGCTTGCGGGACAGAACCTTTCCGTCGCGGCCAATGACTTCCTTCTTGCCGTTTTCTCGAATGGGCTCGCGAACCGTTTCTCGGATCGGCTCTTTCGGGATGTCTCGGCGGTGAGTGCGAACGCGCGTATTGTCCATTGGGTTGTTTCCTTTTACTGCATCGCGTCAGAATACTGACCTTGCTTCATCATGATCGCCTTCCGGCGCGCGTATTCCTTGACGCCGATAGGTTCTCCCTTGTTGGGGCCAGCGTTCCAAATAATGGAACCGTCTGTTGCGGCCCGCGCTTCCCCGGCCGAAAGCTTAACGACCGCCGGCCCTCCCGAAGAAATGTCACCACCATCGCCGCGCGAAATAGGTGCAGATGGCATTCTCGTCTGCTTCTCTTGCTTTTGCTGAACTTCGGCATACCCAAGTTTCTGATCGAGGAACCTGAAGTAGGCGTCGGTGTCGGGAGCGAAACCTTCCGCCTCTGCCTCGTAGTGAGCCGCGATCATCCGCTTGTTCTTCGTGGGGTCTGCAATCAATTCGCGGTGCTTACGCAGATATTCCTGAGAACGCTGAGTGAACCGAGAGATGTAGGCTTCCTGCGGATCCTGATTCTGCTGCGGCTCGGTCTTGCGCTGCTCAATGTAGTTCTTGCCTTCCTTGAGCGCGTTTACCTTTGTGACGACCTCGGCCAAAGCCTCTTGAGCCTTGACAGTGCCTTCAAAATCGCCGCTTTCCATCGCGTCTTTAAGTTGCCGCTTGATGGTTTCTCGTTCCATCTCGACGGCGTGGATGGCGTTGTTGACTGCGTCAAGTTCGCTGTCGGCGACTTTTGCAGTCGCGACCTTGGCCTCACGTTCGGCCGTTTCGGCCCGCCGTCTGGCTTCTTCTTTTTCTTTTCGTTCGGCTTCAAGTTTTGCTTCATATTCCTGAGCCTGAGCTTTAATGACGTTGGACACGTCATCGGATGCGGTGGCCTCTTCCCTTGTTGCTTCGGCGGGAGCGGCTTGCTGCTGCTCCTCGACGATTTCAACCTCAATTTCCTTGTCGTCACTCATCTAGTCTCTCCTGCCGCAGCGCGCGGCTTCTGGGTTAGTCCCGGCTTTTCTTCGGACGGCAGCCGGGGAACCGCCAACCCACGCCACAGGGAGGTGTAGCGCCGAAGACTAGAAAACGACGTCAGGGGACGGGATCTTTCCCTTGACGTGAACTTCTTCAAGCAAGCGGCAGAGCGTACCGTTGAGGATCAGCGGGAAGCCGTCGCTTACTCGATAAAATACCCAGTCGCCGATTTCGACGTTCTGGCCGTGGAACTTGTTTGTATCGTCGTCAACGAAGGCGAGCGGGCCTTTCTTAAGAACGAGGCCGGCCTTCCCCTGATAACGATCTTCGTTGCGCGTCTGGTCCGCAAGAAAAATTCCTGCTTTGGTTTTTTCAGGCCGAACGTAGACAGCAACAAGGATTTGATTGTGCAGGATGTCGACCTTAGAAATGTCGCCAATCTTTGCACGAAGCTCTCCTGCTGGGTTTTCAGAATGAGCCATCAAAGATGCGGGCATTACGCGGCCTCCACATTGGCAGCGGTCGCATCAACAAGCTTCACTGCATTCACCGCATCAGCAAGCTTCTTGCTAAGAATGACGGCAGCCTCAGCCGCCTGAAGACCGGCGGCCTTCACAGCGATGTCGATAAGCTGGTTCAGGACGTTAAGTTCCTGTTCTGTAAACGAGACTTGGATCATCACTTTCTCCTTGGGTTGAGGTTAGCCTACTTGAGTAATCGTTACCTGAATCGAAGGCGACGCCGGATATGCGGGCGGGCCAACAGATGCAGCCTGCGCTTGGATTTGACAGTTAATGCTGTCGCCAGCCATCCAAACTTCGACGTAATCATTTGCATTCAACTGCACGATATTTTCTCCGGTGATGTAAACCGGAGGACCGGCGTTAAATTGCGTATCCTGCGTGCTATTAGCAATATCGACGCCGTTTTTACGCAACCAAAGCCACAAGTTCTTATTGCTGCCCGAAGTAATGTGCGCCTGCGCGGTCCACACCAAAAGATAATAACCGGACGCAGCAGCCGTTAGCTGGGTGGAAGCAATAAGGCTAATGCCCTGCGTATTTAGCGGGGTGTCAAACGTGCAGGCTTGCGGATTAGATACGTTTGCAATGTTCTGCGTTACGAGCGAAGCAAAATCGCCACGCGCAAGCTGCGTGACGTTAATGCCGCCGCCGCTTGTCGGATTAACAAGCGAAAGACCAGAGCCTGCAATCGTGAGGCCGCTCACAGAGGCACCGAGCTGGCTTGCACGAACGTGGCGGTAACGGAGCCAGAGCCACTATTAAGAACAACGCGGCAGAAGAGGGGAACGAATTGATAGTTGGTCTGAACAGTTGAGCTTGCGCCAACCGCTGCCGTGTCAGCGCAGTTAACCCACGTCATGCTGCCCTGAGCCACAGGATTCGTGGGCGAGTTCGGGTCGTCCATCGACTGTTGTAGCGTGTAGTTCACGGTGCCGCTTGCAGTAAGCTGCACGCCAACCTGACCCGGTGCCCATTCGTCAAGACGAACGAGAGGGCTGTATTGAACTCCGCCCGACGCATTTGAAACAGTTACGGTGATCGGTCTCATGTTAGCAGTTCCATGTTTGCAGGAATTGTTTCGATTTGCTGTTTGTGGTTGTTAAGGTATTCATCCGCTTCTGGATTGTTTTTTGCCGCAAGAAGATAAATTCTTGCGAACTCCAAAAGCTCTGGGTCATCCTTAAATTGGCCAATGCCAATATTGCAGTTCATGCACAAAAGACCTCTGACCTGATCTGCTTTATGGTCATGGTCAATAGAGAGTTTTGGACCATCGTTTCCGCAAATTGTGCAAACACCTTCAGAAAGAATTTCCTTAATTGTTGCATCTGAACAATTAAATTTACGATAGTTCCCACGTCGGGTTTCAGATCGATATGTTCCTCGGCAAGCTCGGCACCAGCTATCTAATCCGTTTTTCTTTTTATTGTGCAAAGGAAAGAAGCGACTTGATGCTTCCTTTTCAACTTTGCACCGCGTGCATTTCAACATTTCCATTTGCGTCTCGCAAGATTAAGCCGGCTATTCGGGTCTTTTGCCGCTTTTGGAAACATTTTTGCTTGTCCGGCCGAACGCGCACAGAATGATCTTTTGCGAGGCCCGCCTTCCGGCTGCGGGCGTTTCAGCGTGCCGCCCGTCTCTTGGTGATACGATCGGCGGCCCTTCTCGTTGAGACCGCCTTCGGGGTTCTTTCCTTCAGCGCGCTGCCATGCGGGAGTGCGGCCGCCGCGTGCCTTACGATCCAACCGCGTCTTCGCCGCCTGCTCAAACGCCTTTGCGGTCGGGGCGCCCGGCGCGCCCGGCTTGCGCATCTTCTCGCCGGAGCCGTGTTTGATGCGCTCCTGCTTGGCGTGAATGTTCGCATACAATCCACCGCCAGACCCGTATCGCTTGCGGGCCAGCTCGCGTCCGTCGCGGGAGATGGATTTATAGATCACGACTTCAACTGCCTCTCAACATCCGCCAGCATCGTGAGTACGTTTCGGTAGGCATTGATGCCTGAGATGCGCTGCTTGTATTCCGTGTAGTCAGCGGCCGCACCGCTCAGGAGGCCGTCAGAGAGGCGTGAGATTTCCTCGCTGACAGCCTCCGCGATCATTCGTGCGACCGTTGAGTCAAACGAGTTCACCGCTTGTGACCGTACTCTTCAATCTTCTCGAGACGGCCTTCGCCCGAACCCGCGCCGTAACGCATCTTCGGATACACCGCCCCGCCTTTCTTGTAGGTGATCGGCGGATGCTTGCGGATCTCGGAGAGATCGCCCTTGCCCGGCGCATGCGTGACCTTGGTGCCAAGGCGCAGGCTCTCGGCCTTGACCGGCGTGATGTTCGATTCAACGCGCCCGCCCTTCTTGCGCATCGGCATCGGAGGCATGCCCGGAGGACCACCGGCGGGCGGCATGCCCGGCGCAGCCCCTGCGGGCGGCATCGGCATCGGGACAGGAACGCGCGGCATCGGTGCCGGCATTGCAGGCATCGCGGCCTTGTCCTCGCCACCGGCCGGTCGCGGCGGAGCCACGATCACGTTGACGTTCGTGTGGGCCTTCTTGCCCTTCTTGCCGCCCATGAGACGGCCGCCGGACGCGCGCTTGGCGACGTGACCGCCCTTCTTGAGCTTCGACAAGTCGGTATGCTCGCCTTTGTGCTCCTGCTTATCGTGCATCGCCATCGCGCGCTTGATCAGCTTCTTGTCAGCAGCGAGGTCGGCTGCATCAACGTGGCCACCCTTCTTGCGACCATAAACACCACGGCGCATACGTTCGGCAGCAGATTCTCGGGCGGCCTCGGCCGGCATTGGGACCGGCATGCGCGGACGACGATCAAGACGCTCGGCGGCGGCCCCACCATCCGCCTTCATCACCTTGCCGCCCTTCTTGCGGTGGGCAATCTTCGGCATCTTGTGGCTCGCGCCCCCGTGGGCCTTCTTGGTGTAGCCCCCGCACATGCGGGCAATCTTATCGACGTGAGACTTCTTGGCATCATGCCGGTACATATGGGCCATAGCGGCGGTTCCTTATTGCGTGGGAAGGGGTGGAGTTTTGGTGACCGTCCGCTCAGCGAGAGCCTCAGCCTCCGGGTGCACCGCCAGCGTGCGGGCCAGATCAATCATTGCGAGCTGTTTCTTCAGTTCGCGGTCTTTCGTCTTCTCAATCATCTCAGCCTGCGCGATCGCAGCCCGCGTCTTGAGTTCGTCCATCTTGGCGGCGGCCTCGACCTGAACCTTCGCCATGCGAGGATCGGGCGGCTGCGCGGCTGGCATCGTCGGAGGCGCGAACAGGCTTTCGGGGTTTTCCCAGCCCATGATCTTGAGAACCTGAAGATCGACCGCCTTCGGATCGTAGAGCGCCGGGCTCGCTGACTGTAGCTGCTTGACGGCCGTCGCCTTCATGAGGCGATGCAGATGCGATGGCGTATTCGGATCGGCGACCGGCACGATGCCGTAAGTATCGACCGCCGCGAGGAACCGTTCCTTGTCCCAGTCCGTGGCTGGCCGTTTGTTGCCGCGCCAGAAAGCTTCCGGCTCTTCGCGGAACAGGTCGAGCAGGAGTTCGAACTCCTCGCTCTGTGCCTGATGCATGTTCTTGTGAACGGCGCTCTCGACCTTGGTCGCCTGCTCGATCAGGGCGATCGTGGTGCCGACCGGCGCGTCCTGCTTGCCCTCGCCGACCTTGATCTCGGCAGCGCCACCAACGCGCTGTGCGGCCTGCGTTACCTTGTCCATCATGCCGAGAAGGCCCGGCGTGATGTCCTT